TAAAAGGGTTAACTTGATTACAGACACTGAGCTTGCCGATTCTTACGGTAAGACACGAGTGTGTGATTTAGTATTATCAATTAATCAAAATGAAGAAGAATTTGATAAAGGTAAATCGAGAGTATACGTTATAAAATCACGAAACGGCAGAGCCAGATTTATAATTCCGGCTAAAATGGATTATGAAAGACTAGTAATAGCACAAGGATAATGAGTAAAAAAACTAAAGAAGTACCTCTACACCCCATGACATTGCTTATAGGGTTTAAGGAATATAAGATAGAGCATAAAGATTTATCAGAAGATGATTTGCATGGTTACGTAGACCTAACGACTAATGTAATTTATGTAGACCCTAATCAATCCGACAGTGATTATAGGGGGACTCTATTACATGAGATTATTCATGTAGCATATCACTTATTTGGTTTAGGGGATGACGATGAGATGCCAGGTATAAAGAATGAGTTTCTAACTACTATTACATCCAATATGTTCCAGTTATTTGCATCTTTAAACCATGAACTTTTCTTTTTCCTATTTGAGAAGCCATACACCTCAGAAAATTAAATTTAGTAAAGAATACTCTTACTTTTGTAGTATTTTTTCCTATAATATACTGACCAATGAATAGTGAAATTATAGAACTATACCGTACCTTTGAAGATGAGTATCTAAGCATCTCGAAAAAGTATTTACAAATTAGTGATTCAGATGTGGAAGCCACGTTGATGAACCACTCCGCTATTTATGCCTATTTTGCAGCCCTACTGTCGTATGCAAAAAGGATGAGAGATGAAACATCTATAAAGTTAGATAAAGAAGAATCGGACACGATGGCAGATAGAAGAACAGAACTGGAATCAGCAGGGACTAAGGTAACCCAAGGAGCTTTAAATTCATACGTCCTCTCCGTTACAGAACTAGTAAGTATACGACAAGAACTCGTAGACGCTGATAGTAAGTATACTCTTGCTAAAAGCCTTATCAACGCACTAGACCATCAAAAAGATTGCCTAGTACAAATCTCAGCAAATAAAAGAGCTGAAGCAAAACTATTTTCAACAAATTAAAAACAAATAAACACATGGTAAACATCGAAGAATTACGCAAGAAGTATAATCAAATCAACAAGGCTCCTGGAAGTGGCGATAGCGCTGATTTCCTTAAGAAGTTCCTAATGATGGAAGAAGGCACTACACAAGTGCGAGTCCTACCCGGAAAAACGGAAGAGGATAATTTCTACGCTGAGACGGGAATCCACCGAATCAATGATAAGAATCACCACTGCCCTAAAGTACAGGGTAATGAGTGTCCTCTCTGTGACCTAAGCTTTAAGCTTTGGAACACTAAGGATGAAGGGAATATGGCTATTGCCCGTCAAATTAAAGCACGTAAGCGTTTTTACCTAAATGCTGTAGAGCGCGAATCTGGAGATGTAAAAATCCTATCTGTAGGTATTAAACTTTTCAGTAAGATACTAGATTGCTTCTTTGATGATGATTATGGGGACATTACACATCTAGAGACAGGCAATGATTTCAAAATCGTCAAAGATAAATCAGGAGAATGGCCGAATTATGATAAGTCAGCACCTAAGCCTACGAAATCTGAGGCGGGTACAGACCAAGAAGTAGCTGTTTGGATGGATACATTACATGATATTCATGGGCTTGTCAAAGTGGCAACATATGAAGACCTTAAAACTATGGCTATGGAAATCACTGGCGATGACATTGTAGCCCAAACAAAGCAAGTTGCGGATGTAGTAACATCTTCAGAGGAAGGCGACGATTACCTTGCACACTTAAAGGGACTTAAGTAGAAACATTTTTTGTTGGGGGGCTACTCTTCGAATATTATGACCAATAATTTCTTAGAGTAACCCTTTTTTTATTATAAAATACGTATTATGAGTGAAACTAAATTAAAAATATTAGTGGTTGCGGCTAACGATGGTGGTTGTAGCTATTATCGTGCATTAATGCCCTTTGAAAAACTTCAACAAGTTTGTCCGGATGAAGTGGATGTACGGTTTAATCAAAACCCTTTAGGGTGGATATTAGAGGAAGGGAAGAGTGCGGAAGGGGAGGAGTTTGAAGATTTGAAGTGGGCTGATATCGTAATGACTCAGAATATATCTAACTTCGGTCCTCAGTTCATGATTGAATTATATAAAAAAGCTAAAGACGAAAATTGCTTTATTCACTATGACACAGATGATTTGCTTACAGATTTATACGAAGGTCACAGGCTTTATGATGTGTACCAGGAGAGGAAACTCGATGAATTAACTAAAGTACTTTACTATAACGCTGACCTAGTAACTGTAACACAGGCGAAGTTCGCACATAGAATTGCTGAGTTTTGTAGGGGGACTCTAGCAGTGGTAAAAAATGCTATTGACTTTGACTTGCCATGCTGGAACCTGCCTAAAGAGTTTAGAAAGAAAGCAAAGCAACCTTGTAGGATTGGATGGGTTGGAGGTATACATCATGAGCAAGATGTGAAACAGATTAAAGGTCTAGGGTTAAGTCTCAATGCTAAAGTAGGTCCTGAGAAAATCCAGTGGGGATTCTACGGAAGACCTCCTAAGTCTCCAGACGGAGACCCAGATGATTGGCAGCAGAATGTATGGGATGAATATCAAAGACTTCTTACGGGGGGTACTCGCCATAAAAATTGGGGTGTATACAACGCAATGTCTTCAGATAGATACGGAGCTTTCTATACAGGGATAGATGTTGCCATAGCACCTCTAGAATGGAATGCCTTTAATGATTCTAAATCAGAAATTAAACTTATGGAAGCAGGTAGGTATGGAATACCTTTAATAGCCACAGATTGTGGATGCTACGATGAGGTTATCGAAGACGGAGTTACAGGGTACTTAATATCTAAAGAGAATAAAATTGGAGACTGGGTAAGAGCTTTATCTAAGACTATTAAAGACCCTGAGCATGCTCTCGAGATGGGAAGAAACCTAAGAAAGGCAGTAAATGAAAGATACGATATTAATAAAGTTGTACATCATCGTTTAGATTTATACAAACAAGTTTTAGGACATGACAAAAATTAAAATACTATCAGGGTGGAGTAATCCTGGAGGGTCTACAACCTCTTTTATAAACCTATGTAATTACATGAATTCAAATGGTATGGATTGTACGTTTTACGGTCCTCATGAGTTCCATCGGGATAAATGTAAATCTGGACATCTCCAAGAAGCCCAAGTTAATCAAAGCGGTGAGATTTTAATTATACATTATCTTAAATTTCCTGAGAGACCAGAAGCGTCTAAAAAAGTTATATTAGCATGTCATGAGAAAGATGTGTATAAAATTAAAGATGTAAAACCTTTTTGGGATGATATCGCGTATGTTTCACA